CGGCTTCATACTTCTAACGCTGTGACGTTTGCTCAGGGTACCGGTGCGACGATCATCAGCAAGGAGGGAACCGGGCCAGCCATCGACGGCCAGTATGCGGTGGCGGTTACCGTGAAGCAGGCTGCTGATACTTGGCTGATATTCGGCGCATTGGCGTAACGCCGTGGTCGGGATTGGTGTACTAGGAGGGATCGCTGGTCAAGGCGGCGTCAAGGTGTGTGGCGCTCCGGGCACTCTTTCCCTCTCGGCCGGGGGAACACCGGCAACCCAGATCGCCCTGTCATGGTCTGCCCCCTCCGACACCGGCGGCGGGACAGTCTCTGGTTATCGGATCAAGAAGGACGGGTCAACCCTTGTGGCCGACACCGGATCAACCGGGACGACCTACACGGCCACCGGGCTGACCCGGTTGACCTCCTACAACTTCAATGTGGCGGCGATCAACGAGGCGGGCACCGGTGCCGACGGCAACACGCCAAGCCTTACGACCAGTGCTGAAGTTCCGGGTGCACCGGGCACCCTGTCGCTCTCGGCAGGCGACCCCGCGACCACGGTCATCACTCTGTCGTGGTCGGCACCATCGGACACAGGCGGGGCAACGATCACCGGCTACCGGATCAAGAAGGACGGATCGACCCTCGTAGCCGATACCGGGACAACGGGGACCACCTATTCGGCTACTGGCCTCACCCAGAACACCTCGTACAACTTCAACGTGGCCGCCATCAACTCCATCGGCACCGGTACTGATGGGAACACCCCGAGCCTGACCACCGCCGCTCCGTTCTCCGCTTCGGGCGGGACGGAAACCTCCTACACCGGCTACAAGTCCCACACCTTCACGAGTTCGGGGTCGTTCGTCGTGTCCGGTAGTGCTGGCGATGTGGACATTCTGGTCGTCGCTGGCGGTGGACCCGGTGGCGTCTACACCCAACCCGGAGGTGGTGGCGGGGCTGGCGGTATGCAGACCTCCACCAGCGTGTCGGCCACGGTCGGCTCCCACACCATCACAATCGGCGGGGGCGGTTCCGGCAGTCTCCCGTCCTACCCGACCCCTCTGGCTAACGGGGCCGACAGTTCAGGCTTGTCCGTTACCTCCACGGGCGGCGGTAATGGAGGCACCGGTGATGGTGGACAGTACCAAGCCGGGGACGGCGGCTCAGGCGGGGGAACCAGCAGAACATCCGGTGACAGTGCCAACGGTTCGGGAACAGCCGGTCAGGGCAATGACGGCGGGTCGGGTGCTAGTTCCATGATCCCTTGGGAATGCGCCGTTGTCTCGGCAGGCGGGGGTGGCGGTAAGGGTGCCGTCGGGGCGACCGCTACGGCTAACTGTTCAGGTAACTGGACCGGGGGCGCTGGTGGCAACGGGGCGGTCAACGCCTACAAGACCGGCTCGAACATCACCTACGCAGGCGGGGGTGGCGGGTCAGTCGTCTTCAGCGCGTGGGGTAGTGGCAGTGGCTCGTTCAGCGGAGGCGCAGGCGGTACCGGCGGGGGCGGCGACGCCGAATCTGAAAACGGCCAGAACGATCAAACGGGTGGTGATCCCAACACAGGCGGCGGGGGCGGCGGGGTCACCAACACCTCGGGACACGATACGACTTCCACCAACGGTGGCTCAGGCATCGTCGTCATCCGGTACGCGGTCTAGGAGGACTCATGGCTCACTTCGCAGAAATCGGACCAGACAACATCGTGATCCGGGTACTGGTCGTGCCCGACGAACAGGAGCATCGCGCTCAGGAATACATGGCCGACGACCTCGGCCTCGGCGGGACTTGGATTCAGACCTCGTACTGGACCAACGGCGGCGTCCACTACGGGCCGGACAACGAGCCTGACGGCGGCACACCGCTCCACTACAACTACGCCGGAACAGGGGCAAAATGGGACGCCGAGAACGGGGCGTTCTACTCTGTGGCGGGGCCGCACCCGTCATGGGTGCTCAACGAAACCACTTTCCGCTGGGAAGCCCCGACTCCGTATCCCGTCAACGGCAACCCCCACGGCTATGCCTACGCATGGGACGAGGACACAACGTCGTGGGTCATCCCCAATCAGTCCACTATGGCTCCGCTGTACCCCTACGAGGTCACCGAGTACCGCTATGACCACGACGCCGACGAGTGGGTTGAGGTTGAATAATGGCTATTGACTATCGCCAATCAGGGATTGACTATCGAAGTACTGTTTATTCCTATCGGGGTGTCACAACTCATGCCATTACGGCGGCGATCACTGGTTCAGCAACAGTCACAGCAACGATAGTTGAAGAGGCGTCCATTGCGGCTGCGGTTACTGGTTCAGCGACTGTTACAGCGGCGATAGTTGAAGAAGCCTTTATTACGGCTGCGGTTGCGGCTGCCACTACGGTAGTTACGGCTGTTCTTGAAGAGGCGTCCATTGCTGCGGCGATTACTGGTTCGGCTGCGGTTACGGCTGCGATTGTTAGGGAACGCCCGATTACGGGTGATGTTACGAGTTCGGCTCTTGTCGCGGCTGCGATTGTTAAAGAACGCCCGATTGCGGCTAGTGTTACAAGTTCGGCTGCGGTGGTGGCCGGTATTACTTGGTATAAGATTCTTCCGAATGTAACTATTACAACAACGTTACAAGATGATGTTACACTTGCGGTTGAACTATTAGATGATGTTTCTATTACTGTGGGGGTTTAATGGCTACATACGATAAAGACGATCAGGTGCGGGTTACTGCAACATTTACTTCTAATGATGTGGCAACAAACACAACTTTAGATCCTGCGAATAAGGCATTACATCGTAAGCCGTCAGGTGACAACGTAGAGGTAACTGCGAGTAGCGACGAGACTGGCATCTACTACGCCGATGTTGATTTGGATCAGATCGGTACACATACTGTCAAGTTCACGGGTACTACACCTGTCAAGGCGATGGAAGTCGTAGAATTAAAAGTCGGCAAATCCGTATTTGACCATTCGTGAAGAAACTGGCCTACGTTCTGCCAGATCCGAACCCCTCAAAGGACAGGGGTGAGGCGAACCGCGCCATTTTTCTGGCGGGGTTAGAGGAACACGGCAAAATAAGTAAAGCATGTGCCATAGCAGGGGTGACACGCTCCGCTTACGACAAGTGGAGGCAGCGTATACCGGGTTTCGCGGAGAAAGCGGACGCTATCCGCCACAAAGCCCTCCTTGAAGGCGGTGCCGAGACATGGGATGGGACGTTTGCGTCGTTTAGAGGCGACTATTTCGGCCATATGTCCCCTTTCTTCCATATTGAGGCAATAAACGCCTACGAAAACACCCCGCCGGGGAACATTACCCTCATTTTGTGGCCTCCGGAGCATGGAAAGACCACGTTGGCGGAGGATTACTTCTGCAAGAAGTTGGCTTTGAACCCAGAGTTCCGTATCACCGTTGGTTCAGAGGGAACTGATATGGCTCGTAAGATTCTTGGTCGTATCCGTAGCCGTATGGAGCCTCACGGCCCGTATCCCCGGTATGTAGCCAAGTTTGGGCCGTTTGTTCCCCAGAATCAGTCTGGTCGTAAGACGGTGCAGGCGTGGGGTGCCGATTACTTCAATGTGTTCAAGAAACAGACGCATGATGAGCGCGACTATTCGATGGTTGGGTTGGGTTGGCGGTCAAAGATCGCTGGTACCCGTACTGATCATCTTCATATAGACGATATTCAATCAAGGGTGTCGTTGAATTTGACCGACCAGATGTTCGAGGTGTTCCGGCAGGACTGGTTGACACGCCCCGGTGAGAAAGGACGAACCAGTATTAACGGTACCCGTGTCGGGTCAGATGACTTCTATGAGCGGGTGATGACGGAGATCGATCCCGATATTTTGCAGGTAATCAAATTTCCGGCGATTATCACTAATGATGAGGGTGAACCGGAGCCGTTGTGGCCTGAAATGTTTTCGTTGGAATCGTTGGATCGTATTAAACGCAAGGTGGGGGAGGAGGCATGGTCACGTAACTATATGCAGGAACCTACTTCGTCTTTATCTGCTACATTTACAGATGATTCTATCCAAAAGTGCCTTAATCCTTTACGGTCGGTGACCCATGACCCACCCGAAAATTGTAGTGTTTATATCGGCGTTGATCCTGCTCTTGGTTCAAACAACTGTGTGGTGGCTGCTACGCCGCACGAAGGCAAACTTAAGATTCTTTTCATTCGGGAAGATACTGGGTTAACTCGTAACGAACAGATCCTCGGCGTTGTTGAGGACGCTATTCAGCGTTGTCTCAAGAACGGGTCAACTGTTTCAGATGTGATCATTGAAGCAATGGTGTTCCAGAAGGGGCTGTCGCGGGACGAGCGTCTAGTGGAGATGACTCAGCGTTACGGGTTTCGTGTGCGGGAGCATTTGACTGGTATCAACAAGTACGACGAAACGATTGGTGTCCCGTCGATGGCGCTGTCGTTTATGCGAGAAGAGATTGAGATCCCTTACGCTGACGATGGGCCTACCCGCCATCAGGCCGACCAGTTGATTCGTCAGTTGAAGGCGTGGCGTCCGTTGAAGCGGGGAACACGGCTGCGTCAAGATCAGGTGATGGCTTTGTGGTTTATTTGGATACTTTGGCGGCAACGCAAACAAGCATTTGATGTAGACTCTTCACAATTCAATTATAATGGACTACCGTGGAGGACATCTATGGCTTCCAGTAGGGCGTTTTGATGTATACCTTTGAAGAAATCGTGGGGATCGTTAAGATCCGACAGCAAAACGCATCGCCGCTATTGGCGCGTATGCTGGAAGTCAAGGAACGCTACAACGGTGACTATGTTATTCCGTTGCCGTCGATGGAGAACGAGCCTGTTCTTCCTCCGTTGACACCTGCGTTGATCTCGGAGAACATTGATGCGGTAGCCCAGCGTGCAGCATCGGTTATGCCGTTCATTGGTTGCCCTGCTGTTGATGGTTCCAAGGAGCGTGGCGTCCGGTCGCGCGAGTATGCTGATATTCGTCGCCGCGCGTTGGCTTCTACTTGGTACCAGTCGAAGTATAAGATAAAGATTCGACGGGCTTACAGGCATCTTGCGGGTTATGCGACAGCATGTCTGGTTGTGCATCCTGATTTCGATAAGGGTATGCCTCGTATAGATGTCCGCGATCCTCTTGGTGTCTATCCTGAACCCAAGGCTTACGAGGATGTGGATCCTCCTGCGAACATTGGTTTCATTTACGGCAAGTCCGGGGATTGGATTCGTAGCCATTACCCGCAAGCCATGTCGGAGAATGGTGGCGTTATCCCACCAGACGGCAAGAGTGATCAGGAACTATGGGACATTGTTGAATGGCTTGATGACGAGCAGATCGTTATCGGAATCATGGGGCCACGGTACGAACATTTCAATCAGGTGTACGGTCATCATGGAGCCACGCAGGAATTGTCGCGTGTAGCCAATAGGGCAGGGATGCCATGTGTGATTACGCCGGGGCGAGTTACCTTGGATCGTATCGCATCGTCGGTTTCGCAGGTTGTCGGCATTGTGGATCTGATGTCTAAGATGATGGCGTTAGAAATTATGGCCCAAGAGAAGGCTATCTTCCCTGATAGGTATATAATCGGGCGGTCGGGTCAGGTACCGATGATTGTCGGCGGGGAGTGGAAAGACGGACGCGAAGGCCAAGTCAATGTTCTACTTGACGCTGAACAAATCGGAGAACTCCGGTCGTCACCTGACCCGACAACCAATATAGCCATCGACAGGTTGGAGCGTAATGCGCGCATCTCTACCGGAACCGTACCTCAAATTGGTGGTGAAACATACGGGGCTTTGCGTACCGGACGAGGTATCGACGCCCTCATGGGAGCCGCCTTGGATCCGCGTATCCAAGAAATTCAAGAAATTATGGAGGCTCATCTTCCTCATCTAAACGAGTGTATCTTCGCTACCTACAAGGGGTATTTCGGTAGCAAGAAGTTCTCTATGTTCACTGGCTATGCGGGTGACTTTGGTCAAGTTGAGTTCACACCGAATGAACACTTTGAGATTTTCGATAACGTGGTGTCGCATTCGATTCCCGGTGCTGACATTCAGGGAACGACTATCCAGTTGGGCCAGTTGTTGGGCATGAAGGGTATTAGTCTTAGAACATTCAGGACCAAGCATCCGTATATTGAGGATGCTGAGGCAGAAGGTAGGCGTGTCGATGAGGAACAGTTGGAGGAGGCAGTCATGGCTGCGATCCAGCAGCAGGCTTTGTCGGGTCAGTTGCCTGTGGTGTATGTCTCTAAGATTGAGAAGCATCGCAAGAAGGGGTTGGATATTTTTCAAGCCATTGAGAAGGCTGACGAGGAGATAAGGGAGGAGCAGGCTGCTGCGGCTCCGCCTCCGGGCGAGGGTCAGGTTATTCCCCCGGAGATGGCTGCTGGTTTGGCTGCTGGCCCTGAGGGGATGGCTCCACAGCAGGCTCCACCTTCGGGAGAGTTTTCTCCTGAGGCTGCACAACAGTTGGTTAGTGCATTGAGGGCTGGCTGATGCCCCGCAAGAAGAGGACACAGACGCCACAGACTCCGGGCCTAGAAGCAGGTGCAGCATATGGTGAGGTAGGCGATAGTTTGGCAGCGCAAGATCCCAATAAGGGCGGGATTCCGTTGCCTGCGGGGGGTGGCTCTGTTACGGCTGCTCCTCCCCCTCAGCAGCGTCCGTTGCCGGTTGATGCGGCACGCGGATTCAATCCGCAGATCACTCCGTTGCTTGCTCCGGGTAGCAATAAGCCGCTGCCAATTGCGCCGGTTGCTCCTACAGTGCAGGAACGATCAGCAGATTTGTTGCGTAACTGGGCGGACGCTACAGGCGATCCGTTAATTGCTGAGGCTGCTATGCAACTATCTAACCGATGACTGTCACGCCTATTAAGCGGGAACATACCCGCATAGGTACGATGCGAGCGTCGGCATTCAACGACGAGTATTACGGTCGCCGGATGCAGTTGTTGAGAGATGCTGGCGCGGGTCGTTTCCTTGATATTGCTCCGGAATCGCTGATGAACGCGGCGATGGGTGGCTTGTCGGATGAAGATATGGTTGATCAGGTACTTGGTGCTGTTGATCAAGTTCAGTTCAATCAGATGCGTACAACATTTGAGATGATGCCCACGCAACGCCAAGGTGCTGAGTTCGCTCAGTTGCCTGTGAAAATGCAGCGTCTTCTTCGCGGTACCGGTTATCAAACACCCGATGAGAAAGATCCCGATGGACTATTGAAGCGAATCTTTAGTTGGGATATTCCGCTGCTACCAGAGGAGCATTTCGGCACGGCCGTAAAGGTGGGGCTTGCTCCTGTTCGTGCAATGGGATTCTTTCTGGGTGGGGCTGCTAGCAACGTGTGGGAACATGCCGTGATGAAACCGTCACGGCTCGCCACACGATCTGGTAGGTCATTGGCTTACCTCGCAGAGCAGGGCGCGGGTGAATTTACAAACCCTCGTAATTGGAAAAAGGCGTGGGACGAAAGCAAATTTGAGGAAGGGTCGTGGTATAAGACGACTACTAATGCTGCTACCCGGATTGTTGGTGGGGCGCAAACCGACATGATCAAGTTGTTTATTCGTGATGGCCTCCAAGGTATATACGATTATTTTGAACAAGTTGGTGTGGATCAGGGATGGGATCTACAGCAAGTCAATGACCGTTATCTGAATTGGTATGAGCGTCTGGCTGATCCAGACAATCAAGAAGCGTTAGATATTTTGGAAAGTGGAAGGTTGACGCTTCCTGATGCTTCTGTACGAGTTTGGAATAAGGCGACACCGTTTGATGTCCGCCCCGGCACGATGCCTGCGACAGTTGTTGGTATCAGCGGTTCGTTGGTAACAGAGATTCTGTTGGATCCGACCACATGGCTGGGTGGCTTCTATGGCAAGATCATAAAAGCAGGGCGTGCAGGTATTCGTGCAGGTCAGACAGGTAATACGGTTGGTTTGTGGCGGCGTATCGCATTGGCTGAACGTGCAATGACTGGGGAGCGTGGCAGTCTGCGAATCCTTAACGAAGTCACTGGCGAATATACGAATGCTGCCGACGAGGTAGGTAAATGGATTTCCAAAGGTGGGCATCGGACGCTGGCTGCAACAAATATAAGTATCCGTTCGCAGGGGCGTGCGATTAACAAATTCACGGATCGTATTAATGATGCGTTTAAAGAGTTGGATCAAATTGACGGTTTCAAAAAGCAGTTGCTTGAAGATTTTCCTGAGATCACTGTCGCTGAACGACGGGTACGGGTTGCTGAGAAATTCGGGCGGGCTACTAAATTCGATGCGTTGGTGCGCGACATCCCAGCCTTGAATCCAGTTATTGACGATATGTTCCGGTGGCATCGAGCGCGACGCGATGGTCACTGGTTTGCTTACAGCGATGCAGGTGAATTAGTTCATCGCACTCCGCAAAGTGGGGCTATTGCGTTGAAGCAGGCACCGTTGGAAATTACGAAACCAGTTCCGACTCTTGCTGACGAACAGGGCTATTGGGATTTCCTTCAGGATTCAACTGGTTGGAATGCGTTGGCAACAAAGTTGGGTGGAGTCGATCCGGAAGCAATGTGGATTCCGAAGATTGGCAGGTTTGCTTCTGGGTGGATGCGCGGCAAGCGTTACATGCGGAGTATCGTTGATTTCGACAAGTTCCCGGTGGATGTCCGCGCCGACATGGCCCGCATGACTTCACAGTATTTAGCGAAGCAGTCGGATTATGTGAGGTTAAAGATTTGGGATGATCTACAAACCGGAACGCTGAAACTAAGCAACGATATTGATAAGGACATGCTTGCTCGCATTGTCGATGAGCCGCTTGTTGATATGGCTGGCGATTACAACTTAGTTCCAAACGATATTATTAAGATCGAAGAGGCGCGTAATCTTTATCAGAAGGATGCGTCGCAAGTCATTTTGGAAGATGCCGAGTTGTCTGATTTGTTGCATTGGTATCAGGCCAATGGTTACGAAGTCCGAGGCGGCAAACTTCTTCTAAAGGATAAGGATTGGTTTCAGCCGTTTGCTGGGGCACGCAAGGCTGCGAACACTTATTACGAAAGCAAGGTTCATTCGCCCGGTGGGTTTAACGCAGAGTTGTCTTGGAGCGAACACGTTGGGATTATTGGTAAGACGACGGCGCGTGCCGCTTTTTATTATCCTGCACGGTTCGCTGAAAAATTGACAACGTATATTCCTCGGTCGTCCCATTTGGATGTTACCGATGTTAATACTGCTGTTAAAGAATTTACTTCGCTTGTTGACATGGGTGTCATGTCTGGGATGTCTCGCACGCAGATAGATGATTATCTGCGGACGTTCATATTGGGAAATGAATCAGAACGGTGGCTCGTCCAAAACGAGTTCTTTCTTGATTTCATGGGGCGTAGCGGTGCGTTGGTTCATGGTGGCCGCGATGTTCAAGAATTTGTTCAGCGGTTTATTCGATACGGACATCAGCGGTATGCGAATATAGCCGATGCTCCTGTTGGATTGCAGGGGCTTAATGTGCGTCGCGCCATTGTGCCCGGCACGCAGCACGGCGCACAGTTGGCGACAGCAAATGTTATTCCTAATTACCGCGAGTTGGCTGCCGTGACTCGGTACATGGGGTTTTATCGGTGGGCGGGCTGGGGAATGCATTTGCCTGCGATAGATAAGTTTATT